AACCGGTTGGACACGTCATAGATTATACCGTAGAACAAGTTAAAGAGCTCATAAAGTGTAGTACAGATCCCATATACTTTATTCAGAACTATTGTTACATAGTGACCCTAGACCATGGTCTTCAGTTATTCAAACTCTATGATGTTCAGAAGAAGAAAGTAGATACCATTTTAAATAACCGCAAGGTTATACTCATGGAAGGTCGCCAACAGGGCAAGAGTATAACTGCTGCGGCCTGCATACTTTGGTATACTCTATTTCAGGAAAGCAAAACTGTTGCTATACTGGCCAACAAGAAAGACGCTGCACGTGAAGTACTGTATCGCTATCAGATCATGTATGAAAATCTTCCGCTATGGATGCAGCAGGGTGTTAAGACCTGGAACAAAGGCGACGTTGAACTAGAAAATGGATCTCGAGTATTTACAGCTGCTACTGTAGCCAGCGGTATTCGAGGCAAGTCCGTTAACTGGTTGTACATAGACGAAGCTGCTATCATACCCAACACTGTAGCCGAAGAATTTTTTACCTCAGTCTATCCTACGATTAGTGCTGGTGAAACTACTAAAATTCTGCTGACCAGTACACCCTTGGGCTACAATCATTTCTGGAAATTCTGGAACGAAGCCGAACAGGGTGTCAATGGATTTGTACCCATGTTTATTCCTTATTGGGAAATACCTGGTCGTACCGACAAATGGGCAGCCGAACAAAAGGCATTGCTGGGCGAGCTCAGATACAATCAGGAAGTGTTATGCAAGTTCCTGGGCTCCAGTGCTACATTAATCAGTGGCGATGTCATAGGCCGATTAAGTCCAAAACGTCCTATATTTTCTAATGATGGGCTAGATGTTTACGAAGAGCCAATCAGGGCCAGTCGTGACGGTGATAGCATAGTAGGTAAATCGCATAGTTATGTAATAGTAGCCGATACTAGTCGTGGTGTTGATGGCGATTATAGCGCTTTCGTAGTCGTAGATGTTACTGATTATCCATATACTTTAGTGGCCAAATACAGAAATAACAAAATACATCCACTGCTGTATACTGATGTCATACATAAAGTAGCTCGTGATTACAACAAAGCCTTTTGTTTAATTGAAATAAATGACATAGGGCAGCAGGTTGCCGAAACTCTTTGGAACGATTTAGAATACGAAAACCTATTTTTTGTAGGCAACAGTCCCAAAAGTGGTCAATATGTCAGCGGCGGTGGCGGTGGTACTTTGCCTGGTGTCAAAACCAGTAAACAAGTTAAACGTTTGGGCTGCAGCCTAATTAAAGGTCTAATTGAGAACAACAAACTATTGTTGTTCGATGCTGATATAATCAGCGAAATGAGTACCTTCATAGAGAAGAAACAAAGCTATGAAGCCGATGACGGTTATCATGACGATCTCATGATGTGTCTAGTTCTATTGGGCTGGTTAACCAACAACAGCTATTTCAGGGACTGGACTAATTCAAATCTAAGACAGGTTTTATTTGAAAATCAAACAGCTGCTATAGAAGCCGAACTAACGCCCTTTGGTTTCATAGAAGATGGAATAACTAACGAAAATAAACCCACAGTTGAAGCAGGCGATCTTTGGTTTACCGGTGACATTGATGCTGAAATGGTTAAAATGAAAAACCGTTGGCTTGAAAATGTCTAAAATTTCATTAATATAAATAATTGGTAAATAAATTCGCTATGTCAACTTTAAGGAGAATAAGATGGCATTTCAGCTTTCACCGGGTGTTCTGGTAACTGAAAGGGACCTGACCGATGTAGTCCCAGCGGTTTCCACCACTGCTGGTGGGTATGCCGGTCATTTTAACTGGGGCCCAGTAAACGAAGTGGTTACTGTAGATAGCGAAAAAACGCTGTCAACACTATATGGTAAACCCGACGACAATACCTACCTATCATTTTTTACGGCAGCTAATTTTTTAAGCTATGGTAACAATCTCCAGGTTGTTCGTGCCGGTGCTTCTGCACATAGAAATGCTGTTGCAGCTTTAAACGCGGGTAATACCAGCGGTACAGCAACAGTAATTAATAACATTGATGACTATGAAGCCAATAGTGTATTCTTTACTTCGGGTGCACAGTCCTCGGGCTTGTTTGCTGCTAAGTATCCTGGTACTCTGGGTAACAGCCTAAAAATTAGCATGGCTGATGGTAATACCTATGGTAGCTGGGCCTATAAGACTCAGTTCGATACTGCACCATCAACCAGTACCTATACCAGTGGTCGAAGCGGTGCTAATGACGAATTACACGTACTTGTTATTGACGAAGACGGTGGATTTAGTGGTGTAGCTGGAACAGTTCTAGAAAAGTATGCGTTCCTAAGCAAAGCTAGCGATGCTAAAAATTCCGATGGCAGCACTGCTTACTATAAAGATGTACTAAGAGATCAAAGTAATTACGCCTGGGTAATAGCTCATCCGGCTGCAGGTAATCTAGCCACAGAAGCCAATGTAACCTGGGGCGTAGCAGCTTCGGGCATTACCTTCGGTAACCTGGTTACTGCAGTGACCAGTAGTTTTGCTGGTGGTGCTCTGGGTACTCCTACAGATAGTGATGTAACAACTGGTTACGATGAATTTAAACAAGACGGTCTTTATGATGTAAGTTTAATCCCAGTTGGTGGATACGGTGCTAACGTTGTTAGTTATGTAGTAAATAATATTTGCGAAGTTAGAAAAGATTGTATAGCATTCTTTAGCCCTGCTTTGGGTAATGTTAAAAATCGTGCCAGCACAACCAGTGCTACTACTGATGTAGTTGCTTATAGAACAGCCGTTAATTTAAATTCTAGTTATGCTGTCATGGATAGTGGTTGGAAATACCAGTATGATCGCTATAATGACACCTACCGTTGGATAGCTTTAAATGGTGACATTGCTGGATTATGTGCTCGCACAGACTTTACAAATGATCCCTGGTATAGTCCAGCAGGTTATACACGTGGTGTCATCAAGAACGTTGTTAAACTAGCCTTTAGTCCTACACAGACTGACCGCGATAGTCTATATAGATCTGGTGTTAATCCAGTAGTTAGCTTTCCAGGCCAGGGCACAGTATTGTTCGGCGACAAAACCCAGTTAAGTAAGCCTAGTGCGTTCGATAGAATAAATGTACGTAGATTGTTCATAGTACTTGAAAAAGCTATAGCTACAGCTGCCAAGTATCAGCTATTTGAGTTTAATGATGCCTTTACCAGAGCACAGTTTCGCAATCTGGTTGAACCATTCTTGCGTGATGTACAGGGCCGCAGAGGTATTACAGACTTCAAGGTAGTTTGCGACGAAACAAACAACACTGGTGAAGTCATAGATCGTAATGAGTTTGTGGCTGACATCTTTATCAAGCCAGCTCGTTCGATTAATTTCATCACACTGAACTTCGTGGCAACCAGAACAGGTATTAGCTTCGAAGAAGTTGGCGCCTAAGGAGATATAGATGTCGACCGTATTTAACGTAGATAGATTCAAGGCAGCACTAACAAACGGCGGGGTTCGTCCCAACCAGTTTGCTGTGTTCCTTAGTTTTCCGACCTATGTTGGTGCACAGGCTCTGGCAGTAGCCAGAGCCCCATTCCTAGTCACCGCAGCAGAGCTGCCTGGCCAGGACATTGGACCAGCTACTGTATTTTACAGAGGCCGTGAAGTTAAGTTTGCTGGCGATCGAGTATTTGCACCCTGGACTATTACTGTTTTAAATGATTCTGATTTTAGCATTAGAACAGCCATGGAACAGTGGATGAATGGCATGGAAGACCTGGTTAACAAATCAGGTAGATTAAATCCTTCTGCTTATCAGCGCGATCTAGAAGTATATCAGTTGGATCGTAATGGTGCAGTCCTAAAAGGCTACAAGTTAGTAAGTGCTTTCCCTAGCAATATAGCTCCTGTGCCTTTGGATTTCGGTGCCAATGATCAGATCAGTAATTTTACTGTAACCTGGCAATTCCAGCACTTTACAGTATCTAATGCTGCCAGACAGCAGATACTGGATATTGGTAGTGTGTTTTCTGGTAGTATTCCAGTAGTCCAATAATATAATAATAGTTAAATTATGGCCATATCATTATTTGGTTTTACCATTAGCCGTGGGCAACCGGAAGAT